CGGTATCTGGTTGTTCCTGAAGGTGGCTACCACCCGATACGGAATTTGGGTCACGTCCACCACACTGAACGCGTGGTAGTCCAGTCCCTGTCCCCGAGCAGTGTCCACAACTGCCACGTAGTTGTGCCCCACCACAGGCTTTTGATACACCCGCAGCCCCTCACCGTTCCAGTACTCTGGAGTGCGGTACACCATGCACTTCAGTTTCTCGGGGTGGATGAGCGTATTCATCGACCCTAGGAATTCGCACTCAAACTCCGTGCGGAACTGCTCTTCGGACGTGTTTGATATGGTTTGCTTGCGCCACGCGTCATCACGACCAGGCACATCACTCCAGTGAACCTCTATGGGCACATACTCGTTTTTGCCTTCTTCGCCAGGTTTCTTGTTGGCGTTCACCCAAAAGCGGTAGAACATATTCAAGCCCTTGGGCGTTGAGATAATGGTCACTTTGGTGCTTTTACCGCTTGTAATAGTGGGATACACAGACGAGAAGAACTCTTCCGCTACATTTTGGGGCACGTACGCAAACTCGTCCAAGAAGATGTAGTTGAACGATCCACCACGCACAGCCGATGACGATGTAGCCGAAGCAAGAATCTTGGATCCGTTTTCCAGTACGATGGATCCCTTGTTCCACTCCACCACGCCCTGCTGCAACCACATGGGTAGGTACTCGTAGGCTAGTTTCAGGCGACCAAGCAGTTCTCTTGCAGTGTTTAGTTTGTTTGCAAGAATGGCAACGCTCATGCTCTGGTTGAACAGCACATAGTGGAGCAGATACGAAATGATTGTGGTGGACTTACCTGTCTGACGGGGCAGTTTACCGATCACGAAACGGTTTTCGTGAATGGTGCGAATCATGTCCTCTTGGAAATCGTAAGGCTCGAACGGCACCAAGCCTTTGTCCAGTGACACGATCTTCACGTAGTTCCGAATGAAGTACAGAGGGTCTTGAGAGCACTTCACGTACTCCTCAATTTGCTCGGGCGAAAAGTTGATCTTTACGCCCGCTGCCTTCAGATTGGAGTTGCCTAGGTACTTGTTGCTTTTACTGCTCATTGCTGTTGTCTTCCACTATGGCTTCCAGTACATCAGGTCTATTATCAAATGCCTTTGTGGTGGAACGAGCAGCGTTGATGATGTCTTGCAGATCCTTTGTGGACCCAAGGTAAATGGATTGGGTGGTGTTGTTCACGTTGTTCACAGTGGTTTCACTCTTTCGGATGGCTTTCACCTTCGTGTGCATTTCCAATAGATCCTTGTTTGTATCGGAAAGGGTTTTGATGAGTTGGGCTACCACCTCGTATGCTCGTGGGGAGTCTCCCTCTTGGGCTACGTTTATGATGCCGTCCAGTGCAACCTTTCCCGACTCCACCAGTTCTTTGAGATTCTTGCGCACAGAATCGTAGTCCAGCCGCAAGTCTGCGTCAATCCGCTCCTGCGAAAGCACTATTCCTTCTGTGGGAACGGCTACAGTAAGTGGTTTACTTTCCACAGAAGCCTCCGATGGGGGCACTCCCAATGCTTTGTCTATGCCTTCAAACATACCTACCTCCAATCAAATATCCCAGTCCACAGTCACGCCACCAGATCCCATACCTGCCTCATAGGTAGACCCGCCTTGAGCAAGGTTTTCGTACACCTTGTAGTACGGCTGATAGGTGGTGATGCCCGCACTTGGACCAGAGATTCCCAAAGACACCTTGCCGTAGGTTGCGTAGTCTGTGGTGTTTCCTGCGGTGAACGTGATTCCGCCAACAGACGTGTTGTCCCATATATCCTTGTTCCACAGGTGGGAGTCCATGATACGAATTTCTTTGTACGTCTTCTTCGGTCCAAACAGATACGTCTTCATGCTGAAATTCAGTGTAAACACAATGTTTCTTCGGGTTTGGAAGTCTCCTTCGTAGTCTTCTTCAGAAGAGAAGCCCACCAACGACACAGGAATGTCCATCTTCTTATGCAGATCATCAAAGTTCACTGTCATAACAAACTCGGGGGCGAAGTACGGCAGGATCTGCTCCACGATCTGCAACCCGTCTTCCATGTTGCGCACGTACACATACAGAGAAAAGTCAATGTTGTACGGTACTTCTGCGTAACTGTACTGCGTGTTTGTGGATCCTGTGGATCCTACTGGCGGACGGTACAGCACCTTGGATACACTGTTTCGCTTTCGCAGTGCGTCGTATGCGTAACCTGTGATCTCGAAAGCCATGCGCGGCAAAACAATTTGGTTGGGGTTTTGCAGGTTGGGATCGCCTGCCAACCGCACCTTGTACTTTTCTTTAGGAGCGTACGACAGCGGAACCAGTAGCCGCTTTGTGCTACTGCTTTCCACCTTGTCAATGTAGATTTCATTGAACAGCGAGCCAAATGCCACGACCATTCTTCGGATGGAGCCGTTGTAGAACTTTGTGAACATCAGTATCCTGCCTCGTATCCATCAGCAATAAGCGCATTCCACTTTTCGCTGTTTGGGACTGCCATCTTTCGCGTGCCGTTCTTTTTGAGATATTTGATGCCACGCTTGGCATCTCGTATCTTTTGAACATGAGCGGGATTGTTCATGGCGTTGTTGTCTCTCATTTTCTGCTTTGTTTCATCTGTGTGGCACTTACCATGCATACCGATTTTTTTCTCTCTCTGCAATCTCTTGGTATTCTCGGAAATTCTTTTCCTGTATTCTTCTGTTCGTGGATTCTGTTTGTAATGTTCTTTCATGGCAACAGAAGTAGATTCGCTTATCTTTTTCTTCTGTTCTTCTGATATAGTCTTTCCTATGTTCCATTTACCGAAATCAGGGTTGCTCCTGTTCTTCTCTGATATCTTTTGTCCTACCGAAAGTCTGCTTTCCTTGGTGTGCCACCACAGATTGTTTGTTGTGGAGAAGTTGAGGTTGTAAAACTTCTTCTTGTTCTTTTTTGCTGCCATTTCCAACCAACGATTTTCTATAATCAACAATTCTTCTCTGGTTTCAGTCTTCTCTAGTATTCTTCGTGTGAAATCTGATGGTCTTCTTCTGTATGCTTTTCTCATTCTATTGGAAGAGCAGACGTATCCATCACATTCTGTTCCCCAATGTGACCCAATGTAATACATTTTTCGTTTGCGGTCTTTCCAAATGTAGACAAATCCGTATTTTTGTGATTTCATAAACACACTCCCTATCAGAATATGTATACAACCGGGCGTTTTAGTACAGCCCCTCACTGAAAGGATCCCGGTCAGTGAAATCAAAGATGTCGTCCTGTGTTTGCTCCAACTGGATCTGCTCGTTGTCTTGTTCGTCTTGGTGAGCAGCACGAGTAGTGCTTTCAGACACACTGGACACCGTGCGAACTGTGCTGCTCGTGAGTCCAGTTATAGTTTCTCCTGCCAAGAACTCGCCCTCCTGCATATTAACCAACACGGTACTAGTAGCCGCAGTCCAACTCACAACCCGACCGTAAGCGCGTTTGGCAGTGGAAGTACCCGCGTACACTTCTTCACCTTCAATAAAGTTTCCACTGCCCGTAACAACCACTGTTGCCAAGTACGAAGAGTGGATGTTCATTGTCGCGTCTAGTTCGCTTTCGCCAGTGTCGATCACCTCGTTGGAAGACTTGAACGCTTCGCAACTCAGTTTAAAGCAGTACCGATCCCCTGCCTGGTAGAAGGGGTTGTCGTGTTTAACGAATTTGATTTCAAACATTCCGTAGGGGTAGTCGAAGTACACGATATCGCCTTCTCGTGGGCGACCAATCTTGCGTATTTCAGGGTGGTGTCCCATCACCTCTAGGAACCGTTTACGAGACACCACGAAGGTGGCAGAGTCTTTCACGTCCAGTCCAAACCGACTCATTTCCTGGTCGCCTTCAAGCCCTTCAGAGTTCTCCATGTACATTTCAATACGGTTTGCGTCTTTGAACTGCGACACCTCTTCACCCAAAATGGTGTCTTCGGTTACCTTCTCTCGCGGAATGTACACCATGTCGTGACCGTAGATTTTGATGGCTTCGGTGGTCAACGATTCGAGCAGTTCTTGCTCGTTCTTGATGGTGCGGCGAAAGTAAGGGTTTACTGCCATGTTCAGCCTGTGCAGAAGTCAGGTGGTTCTTCGTACTTCGTCATGTAGTCTTCCATGATCTTTTCCAGTTCTTCTTGGGCTTCACTGTAGATGCGCTGCCCGTTGAATGTAAGGTTTCCTGGAAGATTGATGCCGTCGTACTTGGACAGGTTTGCGCCCCACTGCCGCTTTACCAGTGCAATGGTGTGCCGTTTAAGCATGGTGTCGTTCCACACTTCCGTGTACAGGTCAGGATCGGTAGAGCGGTACGCTTCAATCAGCAGGAACTGCCCTGCCACAAAGTCTTTCCAGTTCATGTGGAGCGTGAGGCGGTTTGCGTAACGGCTGAAGGTGATCTGCTTTTCAGGATCCAGTAACTGCTGCAACATCTCAATGTACTGCATGGTGGTCACAAAGTAGTTCAGGTTCATCTGTCCGGTACGCAACCCGTAGAAATCGTTCAATGCCATTTGGTAGCGCACATTGAAGATGTTGTTGATTTGTAGGTTGAACCCGATTTGGAACACACGAGTAACGCTCAGTATTCGTGACCCGTCACTGCCAAGGGAGTTTGTGTTCAGGTACCCGTTGTCTATGTCTTGTTGTGTTACTTGGTACTTGTAGTACGTCTTCTCGTGACCGTACATATGCCAGTCAAAGAAGTGCCGAAGGGCTTCATCAATACGGTCCTCTACTTGAGAATCGTCCACATTGATCTCAATCACGGGATGCCCAAGCGCACGAAGCGCGTACTCTTTTAGTTCTTGTCGTGTGGTTGGGGTAGCCATCCAAAGAGTCTCCTTTGAGATTATTTAGGAGATTTCCCGCTCTGATTGCAGAAAAGCCACCAGTCGTGCCAGTTCTCCCTCACGATTGCAGATTCGGTTTCCGTCTTCCCACACCAACGGCAAGCGCAAACTGTTTACTCCGTCAGAAATCCAGTGTTCTTGACCACAACGGTACACTCGCGTCTTCCACCCATACGGCACACTGTACAACGGCTCTATTTTGAGAAAATCTTCCCACGAGTACCGTCTGCCGTTTAGTTCAATCCACTCGTCTCCATAGTGTACAAGTGAAACCACATTACCCTCACGAAGGAAATTCTGGTTCGTCCATCACAAAAAGTGTGCCCGACTTGGTGTTTTTCTTTTCAGGAATAGTGGTGCTCTTCGTGATCTTTGCCTTGGGTGAGAACAGCAAACCACTACCTGATTTCAGAACTGTCGGAGCAATCTTTACTGCTGCCTCTGTGGTGAAGCCTTGAATGCCATTCAGTGCAGTGTGGGTTGTTGCTCCTGAAACAGCCGACCGAACAGCGTAGCGCAAAACATTTCCAGTTGCTTTGTACGTGATCACGTCTTGGTACAGTCGTGCAACGTCTCCGGTTCGGAAATTGTACTGTGTACCGTAGTAGTCCTCAATCACAGTGTTTCCGGTGTGACCGACTACCACAATGTTGTCGTATGCGTTTCTCAACCACTCCACATTGCTTTGAATGGGAAAGAACGAGTACGTGTTACCGCCTGTCCAACCACTGAACAGTAACGGGAAGTCTCCCGAATTTCCACTAAATCCCTGCATAACAGTGACACCAAACAAGAAGTACGTAGTGTAGTCTGCTGCGTTTTGGCGCACCGTTCGCGCAGCAGTGATGCCCATTGTTTGGGTCACACCGCTAACGATCATGCACGCACCGCTATCGTAACCAAACACGTATCCACCACTACCACCCGAAGTAGTGAATCCCCCACACACCCCGTCGAACAGTGTGAGTCCGGTGACATCAGAGTCCTCACGGATCACCATAGACGCTCCAACTACCCCGTTGGGGGTGTCTGTGTACGAAACCGATGCAACCACACGGCACAGGTTGTCAACAGGGAACAAGGACTCCCCCAGTGGACCAGTCATTGTCAGGTGGTACACCGTGTAGTCCCCCGCGTAGTCTTGTTCCCACACGTGAGGAGCAGTGCTGCCCAGTCTGCTGTAGTCTGCAAGTGCAAGAGACACGCCACCCATGCGGATGTGCACGTCGTCCAGCCACCCCTTGAACGGATAGTCTCCTGATGCACCACTGCCAACCATGAGAGGCGCAGTGCTGTTGCGAATCGCTCCGCATAAACCCGCAGCAGAGTACAGTGAAGTGCCGTTCCAGTACGTCTTTATCGACGCAGAGCCTCCACTGGATGCCCATGCCACCGCAAAGTGATTCCACTGGTTTACCGTGACACCAGCAGGAGACACGTTCACGATTCCCTGATAGCCTGCACTGGCGTATGCCGTATCAGAGTAGTGGAACTGCACCTGATTGGACGTGGTGTCGTACTCCAATCGGAAAGAGTCATTGGTGCTGTTGTTTATGCCGTCTGCACTACGGGTCACGATGATGGGGTCGTAGTTTGAACTG